ATATGTTTCTGGTCCAGCGGGATGAACAGTGTGAGAATGAAGTTTATAACTAACATGCCTATGCGGGTAATGGTGATGGGAATTTTGGGCTGGGTGATGACCGCCCGTACCTGCTGCGCCTGCTGTAGCACCTGTGCCTGCTACGCCTGCTGTAGCACCTGTTCCGTTAGCACCTGCTTGACCTGCTGTGCCTGGTGTACCAGCAGAACCAGTGGAGCCTGACCTTCCAAGACTAATTACTCTTCCGCTTCCCTTAACGGTGTGAGCAACAATTAAAACCAATCCACCTCCAGAACCTGGAGTTCCACCTGCCCCTCCAAGTCCAGGAGTTGCTCCCGTGGCTGTCCCAGGACTTCCTGTTGTGCCTGCGGCACCGTTTGTACCTGGAGTTCCTGCTGCACCATTTGTTCCTGCTGTAGCATTCAGACTAACATGGGAATGATTATCGCCAATTCCCAAAGTGTAGTACTGAGTGGATTGATGTGATGCTCCACCAGCGCCCGTGCCTGCTGCGCCTGCTGTAGCACCTGAACCTGCTGTCCCTGCTGTCCCTGCTTTGCCTGTCCAAGTATCAGAGTCTGTTAATGCAGGAGTGGTTGTCCCTTGGCTTCCTGTTGTGCCTTTAGCACCACCTTTAATAGCAACGACCCCACCTGTAGTTACAACCGCACCCGCAATTAAAGAATTTATATGTTTACGATAAGACTCAGGAAGTTGTGTTGCGCTTGGAGTCCCAACGCCACCTCCACCTGTTCCGCCTACCGAATAAACAATTGATGATGACGATGTTTCAACACCCGAAATAGTACCAGTAGCAATATCGGAACTTGGTTCTCCAACAACGCCTCCTGTAAATGTTCCCAGACCTATAGCACCATTTATGGTAAGGGTATTTTTGACAAACACCCGAAATCCATTTGTAAGCAAAAATGCACCACTGTTTATTGTTAAATTGTTGTAATACATGTCTGAAGTAAGAGTGATTGGATTACCAGTAATAATTACATCGCCATCAGACCCATCACCGTACACTGCATTATTGCCAAGCCTTGCAACACTTTTTTCTATTCTTGAAATTGGCATGTCACACCTGCGACATGTAGTGGACTGTACCTGCGTTTTGTCCAGTTACATCAGTAGTAATTCCAGCAGCCAATGTTTCAGCAGAAGATACAACAAGAATTACTCCTCCACCTGCGGGAGCAGTTCCTGGTGCTTTAATATAAGCCGTACCTGTTGCTGGTCCAGAAATATAACGAGCAGCAACGATAACGATCCCACCACCAGCTTGCCCAGAACCTCCAGCACCACCACGCAAAAATGTAGGACCACCAGATGCAGTAACTGAATAACCAGTTATTGCCTGACTTGGAATTTTAAAGTAATTAGTTCCGCCAAGGGATGCTAATGGGGCAGTCGCTGCAAAGCCAGTAGCGGAACCACCAAGAGAGTGAGAGACCGCAGTATTCGCCGCTCCACCTTGTTTAATTGAACCGTCAGTTGCAAACCCTGTAGTGTATCCAATTGTAGAGTTATTCCCCATGAGTTTCAATGCTCCCTTAACAAATATCCTATAACCATTAGGCGCAAGGCGAACACTGGCATTAATAGTCAAATCATTAAAATACAAATCTGTTGTCATGGAATAAACATTTGCAGACGGAACCATGCTTAGAACAGTTGAAGAGCCGTTAAGTACGGCATCGCCATCACTGCCTGTTCCATAAACAGAGTCAACAGATTCGTTGTAATAAGCAACCCATACTGAGCCGTCCCATTGCCAACTCTTAGAGCCAACAGTGAAAATCTGGTTTGTGTATGGAGAAGCAGGGAAAGTAATCGCTGTCATTACTCACCTGTCCATTCTTCTGCGATGTTATTTTCAGCAACCTCAGTCCAACCCGATGCAAGTAGGTCGGCGTATTCTTCTTCGGTCATTTCACGAACTTCATCATCTATTTGTATGTTTGGTCGTGTCATCGGTTATGCCTTTCGGTATCCGTACACGGTGATAGTTCCACCAGTCATTGTTCCGCTTGATGCCGTGATTGTAAAGGCTGTGTATGAAGTAGCGTCATTAAGATAGCCACCAAAGACACCCATTGGATAACTGGTAGATGTGCTAATAGGGTTTGTTCTAAAGACTGTTCGCTTAGTAAGAAACGGACTTTCTATTTCGCCTCTGCCCGACAAAGCATTTGTACTGCCATATCCGATGTCTATAAATGCACCATTGTTTGTATTTGTACCCGTTACTGTTGAGGCTGTGTACCCAACATAAATGCCACCAGCATAGTAGCCCGTTGCCGTTGCACCAAGTGTCAACCGAAGGTTGGCATCGCCACTACCCACGCCGCCACTTAACTGGATTTGATAGTTGTCGTAAGTAGTAGAAAACGCATTAGAAACAGTCACGCTTGAAACACCTGTGCCGACCGTCTGAGATTTCACATACACCAAGCCTGAGTTGCCGACAGCAGTACCACCCGACACCTGCTGCCAAGCCGACCCACCATAAACATACTCAAGACTTGTATCTGTTTCATAGACATGTTGACCAGTCCACGGGGATGATGGGCGGGTAGTAGAAGTTGCTTGGTACGGAGACAGTGTGCCTCCGCCTAATTCAATCCATGCCGAGTTGTAGTAGATAAAAGAAGCACCAGTAGATGTATCAAACCAAAGGTCGCCAGCAGACGGAGAAACTGGAGCAGTTGCAGAACTAATTAATCCAGCAGAACCTATATTAGTATATGTTGAACCATCATTAGTGAACTGCCATTTATCTGTTGTTTCATCCCAGCGAATAAAAACATTTGTAGAAGTTCCTCGTTCAACTTCAAGACCAGAGTTTAATGTAGGAGAACCAGTTACACCAGAATTAAGTAGAATAAAACTATCTTCAACATTAAGATTGGCGGTATTAAGAGTAGTTGTATTGCCACTAACAGTTAGATCACCAGTTACTACAAGATTGTTTGAAATGGTAACATTAGCTGGCAAGCTTATCGTAACAGCTGCGCTTTCAGAACCCGAACCAGATACGGTTATTTGATCTGCAGTTCCAGCAATCGTAGCAACATAGTTGCCAGTTGTGTCCGTTCCAAGAGCAATAGTTCCACTCAGTGCAACAGTTCCGCTCGCATCAGGAAGACTTACGGTTCTATCGGCTGTTGGGTCAACAACGGTTAGGATTGTTTCAAAACCATCAGCTGTACTACCTTCAAAATAAATCACATGGGGTTCTGGGAGATAGATGCCATGAATAACTGGTGTTTGACCAGTAGCAGTAATAGTTGGTCCATTGATAATTGGAGTAGTAAGAGTTTTATTAGAAAGTGTCTGGGTACTGTCTAAATCAACAGAAAGTGTATCGTTAATTAAATCTTTATTGAGATTAGGCATATTCTACACCGCTAATTGTAAATGTCACAGCGTTAGCTGTTACTTGATCTACATAGATTTTACTATTAGCAGGTATAACTACTGATGTATTATAATACACAACATTATTTGCTAATACAGTAACATTGCTTACCACCTTGTTATTAGCCGCAGCTGTTGCTGCACCAACAAGAATGTGAATGCTGCATACAGCATTGGAAGAAGTTGTATTGCAAAGATTAATGTTTTTAATAATTGAATAATTACCAACTGTATTTGCTGTTGTATAAGCATCTGTAGCAGAACCACTACCAATATAGAAACTTTTTGGCGTTAAATTAGCCATATTATACCCCCATCCAGACAAGAACTTCATTGTCATATGTCGTTGTATTCATATCTTGAATAACAGCTGCATCAAGGACATGATCTACAAATGAACCAGAAATGTGAGCATTGGCAACTGTTCCGTCATACCCTCTTTCAGAAACAGTAAGGGTATTGCTTGCTCTTGAAGAGATTAAAACTTTTTCTTCTGAAGTGTTACCACGATCCAAAACAATTACAAATGGGTTAGCACCACTTGGATATGTTGAACCGTCAACAACTGAGATGGAAGAAGCACTATTGCTGATGTTGGCAGAAAGAGTTGTCCTCAAGACCGCACCGCTAAATTCTCTTCTCAGCATACTAATCTCCTAGTCAATGCTGATATCAAGATCGCCTGTTGCGATTCTTAGAGTATCCCCAGCATCTGTTGTTTTGTTCGTTGTA